AAAAGATTCAGAGCTTAACAGCATCTTTGATAAAATCATGGATGTTGCAGGAGAATTTTCCGGTGAGGGAGAAGTAAAAGGTCCCGGAACTGGAACATCAGATTCGATACCCGCAAGGTTATCGGATGGTGAATTTGTTTTCACCAGAAAAGCTACCGACCAGATTGGCGTAGAAAAGCTTCAGGCTATGATGGATGATGCTGAACGTGAAGCTGACGGTAGCAGAGAAGGTAAGGCGTATGGTGGTATTGTAACTAATCCTCTTCAAACAGAAAAGAAACAAGATGGAATTATGTACAAAACTACCACAGAGGAAGAAATCAAAAAACAAATGATTTCTGCTAATCGTACACCAAGCCTATTTACTACTCGATAAGGCTACTTCGCAAGAACCCCTTATCATTTTATTAACCTAGAGGCCACCTTGTAGTATCAAGCCCTAAAATACCTAGCTAGTATTTTGGCTACCTTGAAAAAGACTATCAAGCCCCAAAAGGAGTGTGACATGACTAACTTATTAGAAGAAAACGTAGAACGAGAAGAAGAAGTTGCTAACCCGTATAACGCCCGAAAGGACTGGCATGAAGGAGAAGATGAACCTTTTGTTAGTGCTGAAGGAGTTTACTACGAAACAGAGCAACCGAAAAAGAAAAAGGCTACTCGCAAGAAAGCGACCCCTGAAGCTAATTCTCAACCCGATAGCTATAAAAAAAGATACGATGATTTAAAAAAGCATTACGATGCTAAGATTAACGAATTTAAACAAAGAGAGCAAGAACTCGAAGCAGAAGCTCGAATGGCCCAACAAGTCGAACAGCAAGCAGCTTACGAAGAACAGCTCGAAAGTTTTAAAGAAGAAAATCCAGATTTGTATGACGCAGTAGAGGCTGTAACTGCCAGCCAAACAAATGAACTCCGTGAAAAGCTTTCAGTCTTAGAGCAACGTGAAGCTCAGATTGTTCGCAGAGAAGCCGAAGAAACGCTTCGCAACTCACATCCTGATTTCCTTGAGCTTAGAGAAAGTGAGGAGTTTCATACTTGGGCAGAGTCTCAACCTAAACAAATACAAGAATGGATTTATAATAATCCTGATAACGTATCTCTTGCAATTAAAGCTATTGACCTTTACAAAATGGAATCCGGTATTTCTACACCGTCTAAATCTAAAAGTAGCAAGTCGCAATCTAGTTCAGGTTCGGCAGCAGATTTAGTATCTACCAAAACCAAAACTGTAGATGCCAATGAGCCGAAAATCTGGACACAACGGGAAATTGCCGCTTTGTCTATGGCTCAGTATGAGAAATTTGAAAAAGAAATTGACCAAGCTGTGTTAGAGGGCAGAGTAGTGCAATAAATTTTATTGTCTATTTTTAGGAGAAACATATCATGGCTTTTAACGTATCAGACCAAGGCTTTAAACAAACTACACCAGCAAACAATAACTTTAACACAAGTGTTAACTTCCTACCTGCGATTTACTCGAAGAAAGTTCTTAACTTCTTCCGTAAAGCTTCGGTAGCTGAAGCAGTAACTAACACTGACTACTCAGGTGAAATCAGTGCTTACGGTGATTCAGTAAAAATCATCAAAGAGCCTACAATCACTGTACACCAGTACGAGCGTGGCGCAGACGTAGCAGCTACCAAACTAACTGATGAAGAAACTTCATTGGTTGTTGATACTGCTAACGCTTTCAAATTCATCGTAGATGACATCGAAAGCAAAATGTCTCACGTAAACTTCAAAGAAGTAGCGGCATCTTCTGCTGCATACGCTTTGAAAGATGCGTTTGACCAAGGCGTACTTGCAAAAATGCTTGATGGCGCTTCTGCATCATCTCCAGACATGATTATTGGTAGTGACTCTGACACAGCAGCAACTTCTTTAGGTGCAGCTACAGGTTCTATCAACATCACTTCTGGCGGTACTGACCCACTAGACCTACTAGCACGTATGGCTCTTCTTTTAGATGAGCAAAACATACCAGAAGAAGGTCGTTATGTGGTAGCTCCACCTGCATTCTATGAGCAACTATCTCAGTCTAGCTCTAAGTTGTTGAATGTAGATTTCAATGCCGGTCAAGGTTCAATCCGTAACGGTCTTGTAACTTCTGGCAAGCTACGTGGCTTCAGCATGTACAAGTCTAACAACGCACCTTCAGGCTCTAATGCCGATGCTGTTGTTATCGCAGGTCACATGTCTGCAGTTGCGACTGCACAGACTATCACTAGCACTGAGGTTATTCGTGACCCAGATAGCTTCGGTGACATCTGTCGTGGTTTGCATGTTTACGGTGCTAAGGTTTTACGACC